TTGTGCATTCAGGGCAAAACTCTTGTATACTTCGTTCCTTACTACCCCTCTTAGGTGTTGAAATTTGCCAATAATCGACCTTATGAACCTCACATACCTTTTCACTAATTTTTCTGTTGTTATATTGCTCAAATTTATTTTCCATTGTTTCCCCTCCTAAAATGGGTTTTCCTCTGTTCGTGTTTTTAGCCATTCCTCACGGCTAATAGGATCAGCTTGTTTAGGTGACTGTTTCAGCTTTTGCCTTTGTTCTTCATGCTGCTTAACTTGCTCTACTGTTTTAAGTCCTAGACCCTGCCAATTTGAAAGAATTGACCTGGTATATCTAATTGACTTACCAGCGTTTAGGATAGTTACCTCAAGAGCATGGATAACTAACTCTTTGCCATGGATCTCTAACAAGTCTCTCACTTCTTCTATCATTGTCCCATTGACTGACATTTGACCAAAAGCTGACTTTAATTTTTCAAAGATTGGATTTTCATGCTCGTCCTCGTCATTCTGATTTGACCTAGATTGACTTAGATTATCTTGACTTGACTTATATTGACTTATATTGGGTAAACCAGTGGTTTCCGTTTGGTTGTCCATTGGTAAACCAGTATATTTCTCAGGTGGCTTTTCTAGTAAATGCTTATAGATACTAGGACTGTATCTGTCTTTTCTAACAGTATTCTGCTCATGAAAATCCACAATAAAATAAACCATTTCATCATTAAGCGGCCTGATAAATTCCTTGACTATCAAAAGTCCTAGGCTATCCTCACTAACCCCTATCATTCTAACAACAGGGAAAGCCTCTACTACTCCATCATCATCTGAGTTTTGAATTAAATGAAAATATAGAGCCTGTGCCTCTAATGGTAGCCGCAAAAATCTCTGAGTTTGGGTTACTGTCTTACTTATCATTCTACGATTTCCCATTTTTCTTCCGTTGCACCTCCTTGTTAATTCCCCTGATGATGTCATAATAAGAGTGACCAGCAGGAATGACATAGCCCTCTGTTTCAAATTCCACCCATTGCTCCACACCGTCCACAATTACCTTGCGTAGATTTGTGATGGTGGGTGTCCATTGTTCTTTTTTCTTTGTCATTATTCCCCCCTAATCTACTGCAAGAAAATTGTATATATCGGTCTTGCGGTAATAAATCTTCTTACTGTTCTCAAAAGGCGACTGATAAGGCTTTAAGCCGTGTTTTTCCCAATTATTCAACGTTGTTCCGCTGATCCCTAACTTTTCTAGTAGATCAGCTCTAGCAATTAAGTCCCAGCCGTCATTATGCTGCTTTTCAAGCTCAAGCCTTTTCTCTAAGTGATCTCCCACTTTCTCCAGTAGCTCAAGTTCTGCCTCTCTTGATAATAGTTGCATATTACACCCCTTTTCTAATTGTTCCGCTTGCCTGCAAGCTGAATATAACGCCCATAGCAAGGGTTTAATTCCTCTCTTGGTGTTTCTATCATCTGTTGGTTTTCTCGCTCCCTTTGGGCGCTTTTTTGGCGGTCTCGGTGGTTTAGATAAAGTAGCCAGCCAACCAGTACCACCATGAAGATTACCGATTGTGTATTGGTTAAATCTAATTCGTTCATGTTAACCCTCCTCATGAATCATCATGCCACGGGTGTACTCAATCGAACTTGTCCATAAGTCCAAGAGATTCTTTTTACCTCGTTTTTTCTTGGCAATATCAACTGCCAAAAGTTCCCATACATAATTTAATAATTGACTTTGATCCATAGGATAGTCATTCTCTTTAGTTATTTCCGCTAGATAAGCGTTTAAGAAAAGAAATCCATCAAATCTAGAAACTCGTTTTATAAAATCAGTGTTACCCCAATAATTTCCATAAAATGACCGTTCTTTTTGCTCTAGTTCTCCTATTACTTCAGCAACTACTCTCTGTTTCATCCTTTCCGTCTGTTCCTTAAGCGTTTGCTGTTGTTCATGGTATTCTGTGCTGGTCAGTTCATTGTAGACATCATCCAAGTCATTCAATACCCTACTGATTGCTCTTTTAGCTATGATATTTCTAACCCCCGTAAGACTTCCTTGTATTTCTTCTAAATCTGTTGAAATAGCTTCTAATTTATCTGCTAACATGTTTTTTACCTCTGTTTCTATGTTTGTGTAATTGCCCTGATGGGCTTGTTAATGTCTTTCCTGTAATTGCTCATATCCTCACGCTCAGACTCGCCAATATTTGAAAGCGTGAGAAAGAACCAGTTTAAAGAGTTAGTGCTCTCTCGTTTGGGCACAAATCACTATTTTGTGATATAATTAAATAAATACCTAACTAAATCCCATACTTGCTATTTTGGTTTTAGTTGTTTGAGTGAAAAGCCTTGCTGATTTGGTCGTCGGTTTAGGCTTTTTTTGTTACTTAGATTTCTATAAGTGAAAGGTAGTAAGAAATCTTATAAATCTTCTACTAGCCAGCTCATAACTGCCTCATAGATACGCTTGGGAGCATTGTAGTTCCCGCTCTCAACTTTGCTTAATGTTGTTCTAGCAATTCCAAGCGCTAAAGCTGTCTGACTTTTGGTTAAATCCCGTTTTCCTCTTTTTGCTCGTACTTTTTCAGCTATTTCTACACTGATTAGCATAGGTTACCTCCTTAATTTTTTACTATCAATCTGATAGTAAATTTAGTTTATACTATCTTTTTGACAATGTCAAGCGTTTTTATTGTCAATTTGATAATTTTTTTGCTTATTGCTATCGTTTTGTGTTATAATCGTTTTTGAAAGGTAGTTAGAGTATGAAAAACAGATTAAAACAACTGCGAAAACAAAGCGGAATATCACTAAAAAAATTAAGCCAAAAACTTAATGAACTATACGGAGTCACAATAAGCGACAGCCAGCTATCCTACTACGAAAACGGTAAACGTTCGCCTAGAGATGAGAGGGTTTGGAAATATATTGCCTATTTTTTTGATGTTCCTGTTGGTTACCTTTTAGGCTATAAAGATGATATCGAACTCATTATGACTGGAACCGATGGGGAACAAAAAGTATTTGACTCCAGGAGCTCCCCATATTTACAAAAAAACCTTAATTTTTTGAAAGATATTGAAGAAGTAAAAAAAATAAAAACTGACACACTAATAGCTATTGAATTTGTAGAAAATATTTATAGCCGACTATCCAAATATGATAGGGTTAAACCTGGCTCATATGCCTCTGAAATGAACCATATATCACTTGCTCTCCTTGACTTCTTGGACGACCTGGAGCGCGTTGAAAACTCTTTAACGAAATAACCCCCCTAAGCGATTTTATAGCTCAGCTATACACAAATACCATCACACCTAAAATAAACGAAAATAGGGCTATTCTCGTAGCTCTCAGAACCATATAAAGACAATATTCATAAATACTTAACTAAATCCCATACTTGCTTACTGATGTTAGAAAGGTATGACTATGAATATTACAGAATACAAAAAGAAAAACGGTGCTACAGTTTACCGTGCAAGTGTTTATTTAGGCGTTGATAAACTTACAGGGAAAAAGGCTAGGACAACAGTCACGGCCAACACTAAAAAAGGAGTTAAAATCAAAGCCAGGGAGGCCGTCAATGCTTTTGCAGCTAACGGATATAGCGTAAAAGAAAAACCAACCATTACAACCTATAGGGAGTTAGTCGCTCTATGGTGGGAGAGTTACAAGAATACAATCAAACCTAACTCCCAGCAATCCATGGAGGGGATCGTAAGGCTTCATATTTTGCCTGTATTCGGAGATTACAAGCTAGACAAGCTCACTACTCCTATCATTCAGCAGCAAGTCAACAAGTGGGCTGACAAGGCCAATAAGGGCGAAAAAGGGGCGTATGCAAACTATAGCTTTCTAAACAATATAAACCGCCGTATTCTCCAGTATGGAGTAACTATGCAAGTGATCCAGCATAACCCAGCTAGGGATGTCATTATCCCACGTAAGCAACAAAATAAAGAGCATAAGGTCAAATTTTTCAGCAATCAGGAACTAAAACAGTTTTTAGACTACCTGGAAGATTTGGATCAGTCTAGTTATGAAAATTTCTTTGACTACGTCCTTTATAAAACCTTACTCGCTACTGGTTGCCGTATAGGAGAGGCTTTAGCTCTTGAGTGGTCTGATATTGACCTTAAAAAAGGCGTTATCAGCATTTCTAAGACTCTGAATAGATACCAGGAAACAAACACGCCTAAATCTAAAGCAGGTCTGAGAAAAATTGACATTGACAAGGCTACAGTTTCCCTGCTCAAGCAATATAAAAAACGTCAACAAGTCCAGTCATGGCAACTAGGACGGTCTGAGAGTATTGTCTTTACTCCTTTTACCACAAAATACGCCTACGCTTGCTTACTTAGAAAGAGGCTACAAAGTCACTTTAAAGCTGCTGGCGTTCCTGATATTAGTTTCCATGGTTTCCGACATACTCACGCTACAATCATGCTATACGCTGGCATAGAGGCGAAAGATTTACAGTATAGGCTAGGCCACTCTAATATCTCAATGACCTTGAATACTTATGTCCATGCTACCAAAGAGGGAGCTAAAAAAGCTGTCTCAATCTTTGAGGCAGCCATCAGCAATTTATAAATAACAAGGGTGCCCCATTTTTGGGCTACCCTATTACTATACCTAAAATTAGTTATGGGTAACTAAAAGGGTAGTAAAAACAAAAAAAGCACTAAGGGAAAGCGCCCCAAAGTGCTTAATATCAAGGCTCCAAAGCCTATCTTATTCAATAAAATATTACAACATCTTGTTGTAGAATTCAACGACAAGTGCTTCGTTGATTTCTGGGTTGATTTCGTCGCG